GCGATAAGTGACCTCCATCATCGTCTCGTCGAAGGCCTCAGTGTCAAACTTTTGGTAGTCGCAAGCGAACAGCTTACCAAACTCTTTCAGTTGTTCAGCCAACTTACCCCAGCGCGCACTCTCAGGATTAACACCCACTTGACAACCATACAGATCCGGGTTGCGCATCACATGGACCATGAAAGCGCCAAACAACTGACGCACAAGAATGGAATATTCCAGTGGCGCACCAAAGATGACACGCCCCCTCTTCTCGTCAGCTTTCTTCTGACTTGTGGGTTCGTCCTTCATGGCGGCGGTGAAAATGGTGCCCACCCTTCGAGTTCTCCCGTAAGCCTCTCTCTGTGCTTTCAGTTCCTCCTCTTGAGGGGTATTGAGTTTCCACCTGTTGCCCTCCCTGGTGAGCAGAGTGCTCTTCTTGCAGGCATAGGGGTAACCCGCAGAACTGTTCATGTTCAACCCTTTCAAACATGAGGTCTGACCAAGACCATTGATCGCTGCGTCCACCGAGAGTGGCCCCGTGGTGTCAAACAGGTGTCCTTTCTCCCGTTGAACCCTGACCCGGTCAGGGGTGTGATCTGGTACGGGGTCCTCCCTTGCTTTTGTGAAACAGTCAGCGTGTCTCTGTCTGAGTTTCATCTTGAACCACTGCGTCAAAGCACCTCCAACCATTTTGACAAGGGTCGGGGGGAAAGCGTGCAGTTGACCATTCATAGCCCTCAAACCGTTGGTCTTCATTGTGTCACAAAACCGGGGAGGCACTTTAGTGGTGTGGAGTCCATGCTGTTCTGCTATCCCTCTCCAAGGGGTGCTCTTCACCTCAGTCGTGGGCAACCCAGACGACATCGGTCTCCCGCTCGGACCTATGAGTGTGCCGTAACCAGTCACCTTGATGTCACCAGTCGCATCTGGGCCCAACCAAGTTCGAGAGAATGGATCCATGTCATTCGGATCTGTACTCAACACGTGATTGGGCGCAACCCTAGGGTTAGAATCCCTGTAAGCCCCAAGCGATGGGCGCATGTTATGCCCAGTGGTTGAAGGGAACCCCGCATCACTGGATTGCCACGCACCCACATCCACGTGATCCATTGATGAGTCCAAAGGCACATACAGCGGCCGACCGGATGAGG